TGGCGAAAAAATAGCAGAAAATATGTTAGATGAATTTCTGCAAGATAAAACAGTAGATGAATTAAGAGAAATTGCAAAAGAAAAAGAGTTGACTGGTTATTATTCGCTGAAAAAGGATGAGTTAATAGCTGAAATTAAGAAGGTGGAATAAATGGCGTATGCAACATTAACAGAATTAGCAGATTATTTAAGTGTGCAGGAAGTGGACTTGCCAGACGATGCAGAACGCTTATTAGAGCGAGCAAGCGAGTTGATAGACTATTACACATTAGGTAGGATAGAAGCCGGAGAAACAGCTTCTGAAGCTACTGTGAGGCAATATGAATGGTGGAGTCAATTCGATGAGTTTAATACACAACAGTTTTTCAGCAGTATACAAATTGGGCCTTTTCAAGCTAGCAATGCTGGGCAAACAGGAAAAGGTGGCCCTCCAGAATTAGCACCGAGAGCTAGGCAATTATTATTATTAGCTGGTTACCTTAACAGAGGTGTTGATGTACGATGAAGTTACCTAAATCAGCACAACCACATACAGCTACAATTAAGCCTTATCTTGGCGAGGGTGCTTATGGCCCAGTCTGGGGTGACACTTATGACATAGACTGCTATTTTGTGCATAAGAAAAAGATAACCTTTGATGAGGAAGGAAATGAAATTACATCACCTTCTCAATTGCACACTTCTGCTGATATCAACCCTAAAGAGCAATCAGAAGTTAGTTTTGAATGGACAAACAAACCATTAGAAGTTATTGCTGTTAATAGATATGATAATGCTATGACAGGTAAATTGTCAAATGTAGAAATAATGCTAAGGTAGGTGATTGTATGGCAACATTAAAATGGTATGGTGATAAAGTTGTAAGTGATACTATCAACAAAGCTAGAAAAGCTAATCATAAAGCTGGAGAAGCCTTATTAACTGAAGCAAATAAAACTGTACCACACGACGAAGGCACACTTGAGAGAAGTGGGTTCGTAGACAGTAATAAAAATGGTGAAGTATTAACAGTTGTCGCTTATGATACACCTTATGCAGTTGCTCAACATGAAGATACAAGCCTATCTCATAGAGGTAATGGCAGAGCAAAATGGTTGGAATTAACATTTAAAGAATGGTCTAACAAATTAGAAAAGTTTGTTGCAGAAGAAATAGGTGATATTTAATGTTTGAAGAAGTTATGCAACGATTAGCAAATAATATAAGCGAGATAACTTACGATGAAACTGGAATTAACGGAAATATATTTCAAGATAACCTACCCGCTGAACCAGATATTGCTGTGATGGTGCAAGGAACAGGTGGATTTCCACGTGATATGTGGCTTACAGATTATTTTGAACCCACTATGCAAATAATTGTTAGAGGCACACGTGACCCAAGAGTTGCAAGAAGTTTGGTTGATGAAATTATAGCAGAAATTGGAGTTTTAGGAGAAGAAAAGTGGATTACATCTGGTAACTGGTATGTTATTAAGTGTCAGGCTATACAGCCACAAGGAATATATATCGGGCCAGATGACAATAATAGACACAGATTTTCAGTTAACTTTGAGATGGAAGTCAAAAAATTATAAGGAGTGAATATTAAATGGCAGCGAATAACAAAGTGTTAGCAAGAAATTACACATTAGAAGTATATGACGGTGCGGCTTATGTTGAAATAAAAGGTATTAATACGCTGACAATTTCAACAGAGAAAGAAAGTTCTGACACTACCACTTTTGATAGCAATGGCATGGCAGAACACTTAGCAACACAGAGAGCAAAAACTATTTCAGCCGAAGGTTATGAATGGTATGACCCAGATACTGGCGAGCAAGATGCAGGACAGGCAGAGGTTGAAACTTTATCTAATGCAGTAGGAACAGCAGCACAAAGCACATTACACATAGTACACAACAATTCTGGCAGAGAAAAATGGCTTAATGGTACATTCAACTTATCTGATATTGGTGGAGGAAACAATGACCCTTCCAGTTGGGGTTTTGAGTTTGAGAGAACAGGCGCTTCATTAGATACTGATCCTAATGGTGGCGTGTAATAATTAATAAAATGGAGGGATAGATTATGAGTAAAACAATAGATTTTGATGCATATAGAGCAGAGAAAAAAGATGAAAATATTACAATTAAGGCTTTTGGTGAGGAGTTGGAGTTGCCTCCTTCTCCTCCACTTTCAACAATGGAAGTATTATTAGGATTATATAAAAAAGCTGGTTCAGAAGCAACAGTACCTGAAGAAGAAGTGATCACAATGTTAGAGGCATTGTTGGGTAAAGAGCAGTATAGAAAATTATCTGATGGAGGATTAACTGTAAGTGAAGCTGAATGGTTAATTCAAGAATTATGGAAACAATATAATCCAGAGCCAGAAGTTAAAGGTGATACAAAAAACAAAGTAGCTTCGACATCGCAGAAAAATGGGGATTCATAGAAGCTGACTTTTTGCGAGAATATAATATAGACTTAGTGCAAGAGGCTGATAATTTGACTTGGAGAAAATTTAAAGTGTTATTAAAGTCATTATCAGCTGAATCTGCACTTGCAAGAAGCATACAAAGCGATGAAGAAGCACCAATTGAAGACGAAGAGGGAGTATTGATGAATATCTTATAGAAAGTAGGTGAAACATGGCTGTCAAAGTTGGAGAATTATATCAAGAATTATCACTTAAAGATAATAAATTTACTTCTGGAATGACACAAGCCCAGAATAAGATGCAAGGTTTTTCATCAAGGTTAAGTAGTGCTGGCGGTACATTAACAAAATTTGTTACTGGGCCAATGGCATTGTTAGGTGGAGCTTTATTAGAAAATGCTAGAAGGACAGGGAATTATGCCGATAGCATATTAGACTTAGAATCTGCGACAGGACATACAACTGATACTATACAGCGTTATCAAGCAGTAGCGGAAAGGGCTGGAGTAAAAACAACAGCATTTACAGACGCTAGTCAAAGATTGTTGCAACAAATGTCGAGAAGCGAAGGCGGTTCAGCATCGCTTAATGAAGGATTGCAAAAATTAGGATTAACATTTGAAGATATATCAGAAGCAACTCCAGATGAAAGAATGAATACACTTATTACGCGTTTGAGAGGTGTAGAAGATGCAAACAAAAGGGCTCAAATTGGTACTCAATTATTAAGAGGCGGTTATGAAGATTTAGCTCCAATACTTGATTTATCAGAAGAAAAATTCAATCAAGTTGCAAAACAGGCTAAAGAGTCTGGCAAAATAATGGATACCGATGCTCTTAATTCTGCTAATAATTTTAGAATGAGTTTAGATGAGTTGAAGCAAGAATTTACAGGATTGATGAGAAGCATAGCAAAAGATTTTATGCCAGTTTTAACTGATAGTTTAATGCCATTTTTGAAAAATAGTTTAATTCCTTTGATGAGAAATCTTTCTGGAATGGTTGCTAACTTATTTGATTGGTTTAATAATCTTTCAAGTGGAATGAAAACAGTATTCACAGTTGGAGTTGGTTTGTTAGGTATGTTAGGACCACTATTGACTGCATTAAGTGGTATTGTATCAGCAAGTGTTACATTAGCACCGTTATTATCTACAATAGCTGGAGGTTTTGCAGCTATATCAGCGCCAGTTGTTGGGGTTGTAGCAGGTGTAACAGCTTTCGCAGGTGCAGCTACATTAGTATATAGAAGCTGGAAAGAGGTTTCAACAATGTTAGCTGATCTATGGACAGCAATGAGAGTTAATGTCAGCAATTTTGCTATTAAATCTCAAATAGCTTTTGAAAAAATGAAAATAGCTATATTTAGAATTGTCAACAGCATAATACAAAAAATGTCTGCATTAGAAAACTTACCATTCGGCGTAGGAGAAAAGTTTGCCGGAATGGGAGATTCGATAACTGATAGCGTAGATGGAGCAAAACAATCTATTTCAGAATTAGTCTATCAAATGTATGAAAATGAACAGGATTTAGCAAATGCTAATAGTAATTTTAGTGAAAGTTTTGGAAATGCTAAAGACGCAATTGTTAGCGACATTACTGGTATACTTGACAAATTGAATATATTTTCAAATGAATATGAAGGTAAAGTTGAAGAAGTTTCAGAATTAGTTTCAGAAAAATATAAATTTCAGACTGATGAAATAGAAGCTAATATTAATGAGCAGAATGAAATAGTTAACGATGGATTACAGGAAAGAAAAAATATTGAAAAAAGATATGCTGATATGTGGTTTGAGATGAGCCACAACAAAATTGAAATATTAGAAAAAGAGAAAAAAGAAGCTATTAAAAATGCGCAAGAGAAAGGCGCAGATATAACCAACATTGAAAAAGTATATGATGAAAAAATATTGCAGGCTAAAATAGAAAAAAGAAGAAAAGAAGCTGAATTAGAAAGACAACGCTGGGAAGCTATGAATGAAAGAGGAAGAAAAGCTCAAGAAGAAGCCGAAGCTGAAAAGCAAGCTGAAATAGAAAAAGAACAAACTATTAGAGAACAGGTTAGAAAAACTAATGAAGCTAAAATGTCAGCTGCTCAAAGATATATGTCACGTTTAATTGAACAGAATGCGTCTGAAAAAGAAATGTTAATTTTGAAGATGAACAGAGAATTAGAAGCTAACAAAGGTAATGAAGCTGCTATATTTGCAATTAAGCAGTATTATCAAAATGAAATAGATAAGTTAGAAGAAGAAAATCATCAGAAATCAATGGAACGCACAGAAAAAGAATTAAGTTTCCTCCAAACTGGATTTGCTTATGCTTTTTCCTCAATTCTGCAGGGAACAAAAAGCGTTACTGAAGCATTTCACGATATGTGGATAAATGTGTTGAACAAAGTTATGGATAAGTTAGCTGAAATGGCTGCCTCAAAAGTATTCGGATTCATTACAGGTGGCGGTGGAGGCGGACTTCTAGGAGGTGTCGGTGATTTCTTTGGTGGTATTTTCCACAACGGTGGTACAGTACCCGGCCCAATCGGGCAAGAACGCTTAATCTTAGCGCAAGCAGGAGAAACAGTATCCCCTATAGGCTCAAACACAGGCTCTAGTGGTGGAGGATACAGCACAGCTAATATAAGTGTTAACTTAGATGGAAGAACAATAGCACAAGCCGTTAAACAGCCTCTAGTTGACGATATCAGAATAAAAGGTGGTGCTAGATTCTAATGATATACCCAAGAGGAATAACTTATAATGAAAATGATATAATTGATATTAATCACACATTAGAATTATCAGCCACCTTTGATACTTTCCAAGAATTTTGGAATTATCTGTTTGGAATAGAAGCTATCAAATTAGCTATTAGCAGGAATAAACTAAATTTCAACATTAATAAAAAACAGCAAATTAATATATTTGTGGAGAAGGTTGATACATTATGAATATAAGTGTAGATCAAAGAACTGATAAATTAATACAAGCAACGTTATCCGATGAAGATGGTCCAATAGACTTAACAAATGTGTCGCTAACTTGGCGTTTTTGGGATAATGGCACAGTTATAATTGAGAAAACTACTACTGACGGAATTAATGTTACAGATGCAATTAATGGAAAAATTGAAATGGAATTAGATAACACAGATACAAATATTAGTGGCGGTAAATATAATTTTGAATTATTATTAGAAGATATCGAGAATAATAGATATTTGCCAGCAAAAGGCATATTGACAATTAATACTAACAAATCAAGCGAGGTGGTATAATGCCAACATTAAATGATTTTATAACAGAAATAATCACAGGTGAATATGGATTAGATATAGTTAACTATGGCAAGGACAGTAATGGTGATTTTCAGCCATTCGAAGTAGATGTAAATGGTAAGCAGTATGTAATTAATGAAGCAACAGCAACAAAACTAGACACACTTATAGCAAAAGACTACGCGACTGAAACAACTTTAGACACAAGATTAAGCAATCTTGAATCAAAGCTAGATACTCTTTTGAATTCTCAAGATGAAACAGATAATACTTTGCAAGTGTCGCAAAAGGGAAGTATAGACTTAACAAAAGAAGATGATTTTTTGCAAAAACTTGAAACTATTGCTGTTAATACAAAAAATTCTAGCGGTATTACTAATTATGACACATTGAGTTTTGGAACAATGGATGCAGGATTTTTCGGAATAGCGCCGGCAAGTGATTTTATAACCGGTGATGCCTTAGCGAGTACCGTTGGTGTTACCCAAGGAACTAGTCAGTTTTCAGATACAAATTGGTTGAAGTTCGCTTTTCAAGGTGAAATTTACATGATTCCTCAAAAATCAATTAGACACGCTATTAGTTGGGACCACTTATACCTTCAAGGCGCTGTCTATGGAGACGGATTATTAGCTGGAGAAGCGGGAGCTGAACATCATAATCTAACTAGCTCGTCTGGAACCGCATTAACAGCAACAAGGCAAGATGCAGCAGTTACAGTTAATGGTTTAAGATATGAGGTTGCGCTGCTTAAAGGTGGAGCTTCAGACCCTCTCAACAGCTATAATGATAGTGACAGAGGTTCGCTCGGATCGGCAAACGAATGGAATGCATTAATGCTGCCGATACATGAAAAAGCAGTAGCAAATAACTGGAATTATCCAGCTTATGTTCCAACAGTCAACAGCTGGAATGTTAATTTCTCAGACGGAGACTTGATAACACATAACGATTTTGGTAATGGAAGTTACAGCTGGTGCCAAGAAAGTTCTGATACTGACCCTGCCCGGCGCGTGATTCGCGGCTATCACGGTGTGTCGTACCTGCATGTGCTTGATTCTGCGTTTGTGGACTACGTTCGCGGTTGGCGCCCTAGACTGAAATTATCAAGAGTCTAAAAATCATATTATTACTGTTAATATAAGTATGGCGTCTGCTTGTTATTTTGTTAAAAGTGTGATATAATATAACTAAGGAGATGATAAAATGAAAGAGTTAAGCAAGCGCCATATAGACCAATATCTTAAAAAAGAAAAAGGTGTTACAAGATTATCTAAAGAATTGGAGTTTTCTCCACACGCTTTTTATAAAGAATTAAAAGAAAAAGGTTTTAAAACTAGAAAAGAATATTATTCTGATTTAAACTTTAAAAATGAGGAACTAAAATCAAGGTTGAAAGATAAATATAATCACATAACTAATAGATGTAGGCAAGTCAAAGGTCATAAAGATAACTATTACAAAGATATGGAATATATGAGATTAGACGAATGGGTAGAGTTTTGCAACAGCAAAAAAGAAAAAATATTAGAATTATGGAATGAATATTTAAAAAGTGGCAAAAATTTTAAATTAACAATATCTATTGACAGAATAGATACGAGCAAAGGCTATTTACCTTCTAATGTTAGGTTTGTAAGCCATGGGTATAACACTTGGCGTAGAAACATCAGGCCAATTAAAATTAAATTTGAAGGCGATTGGCATTACTTTATGTCAGCTGAAGAAGGCTCTAGATATTTTGATGTCAGAAGGCAAAGTATCGGTGATTTACTCCGCGGCGATTATAGGCAAATTTCAGAAGAATATACTGTAAAAGAGAGTAATATTAAAGAGGTTATATCTCACAGTAAGGTTGATAATGAAGAAGAATATTATAATAAATATATTTACGAGAGGTGATTAATTTGATTATATATGAAAATGGAGAATACACCCCCTGTACTTATCGCGTAACTCTGCAGAACAGAGGTGTCGAGGAAACTCACTATGCTAATTTCCGCACTTACTGGGAAGACATGGTTGCAAAACACGAGTACTTGACTAATTTGAGTTTTGAAGAAATAACTTTTTCTGCTGAACAGGATGCCAGATTGCAGGAAATATCAGAGTTGAATATTCCACAAGGCTTTCAAGCTGAAGTCAAAGAATATGTTGAAAACGGAAACTTTCCGGAAGGGTATGAACATCCGCTATCGGACTTAAAACTTAATAAAGAAAGACTGCAGCATCAAAATGATATTGATGAAGCTCATCAAATGATATTAGAAAGCGAGGGGTTAATCTAATGGCATTAAGCGAATTGAAAATCAAAGCGTTAATTAGACTTATTGAGCATGAAAAAATTACAGTTGAAGATATTAAAGACGCTGACTATAAAGCAGAGGTTGAAAGCAGGTTAAGTGAATAGCGTAATAATGCGACACTTTGAAATCGAAGGAGGTGGCAAATGAGAGCAATAATCGGTAATACAATTTATAGTATCAAAACTAACACTTTTTCAGCAGAAGATGAGATTGAGCAAAGAGCCACCTGCTCATTTTCTGTTGTTGATGAGAATAACGAATATACTTTTCAAAAAGGTCAGCCGATAAGCATCAAAGACTACGATGAAGAAATATTCAGCGGTTATCTTGAAACTAGTGATAAATATCCTTTAGGACACATTGATAGTTATATGCACGATATAATGTGTGTTGATATGCACTATTTAGCTGACAAAAGAAGGATAAGTTATGCAGCAAGGAATAAATTAGCGGGAGATATAATTAAGGATATAGTTGACCAGAAGCTATATGAAGAAGGTGTATGGTATAATGTAGATTATGATGGCACACAGTCAATAGATATTACAACAGATAGATTAGATTTGAGTAATAACTTTAATTTAACTGATAACTTTACCACCTTCTTCAATTACCTCTTTGGTGCAACTAGCACATTAGAATCTATTGAGTTGGGCACAGAAATACTTGAAACTAGAGCTAATTTTGTACCGACAGAACAATTAATATCAAGTGTAGCTGACAAAATGAATTATTGGTGGAAGATTGACAGCAATAAGATGATACATTTCAAAAGCAGAGAAAGTGAGCCTGCTGATTGGCAACTTGAGCCACAGTATATTAGAGGTTTGCCGACTACAAAAAGTGGTAATCCACTATATCGCAACCAGCAACTTGTCAAAGGCCCTGTTGGTATCACAGAAGAACAAACCGACATTGAGCGTGGAGATGGCGAAAAGAAAGCATTCCCTGTTAGTTTTCCTATAGCAGAAGAACCAACTATTGAGATTAGTATTAATGGTGGTGCTTGGCAGACACAAACTGTTGGTAGAAAAGGTGTTGATGATGGTTTCCAATGGTATTGGGAGAAAGAGTCTGATATTATCACACACGATAATGCTGAAACTAGATTAACCAGCAATGATAGAGTTAGATGTACATTTATTGGGCAGTTTAAGATTGTAGCACAAACTTATGACCCTAATCTGATAAGCAAACAAGCTGACATTGATGGCACATCTGGAATAGTTGAGGACGCTATAACAGTTGGGAATGTTGAAGGTAGAGAAGCTGCAATTGAAATAGGTAACAGCAGAATTAAAAAATATGGAGTCGACAGCAAGCGACTTAAATTTCAGACTAGAAGAAGTGGACTCAAAGCTGGGCAGCTTATTACAGTTAATAACCTCACTAATATGGGGATTGAGCAAGGTGAAAAACTATTAATAACTAAAACCAATACTTTTGACGAGAATGGACAGATATTTTATGACATCGAAGCTGTTAAAGGACCCAAGCACAAAACTTGGGAAGAATTTTTCATGGAATTAACCAAACGTGCAGAATTAGTAGTCAGCGAAGGAATAGGAGAAAGCGAAATATTAATTATTCCTATTGATTTTAGCAAGACTTGGACTTTTGCAGAGAATCCCAATATATTCAGACAACTCAAAGCAGATGGTACTTGGCAGGCAGATGGCACATATACACCTAACTTTGAGCCACAGCATAGGGTAACACACATAGCTTGGTTTAACGGCGATACAGAACTGGGCAGACAAGAGAGAACACAGCAGGATGTTAACACAGCCGATAGAGTTGATACACTCACTTACCTTGGCCCAAACTCTGCTAATGAAAATATAACACACTTTGGCTGGATAGGTGGCTTTAGAGCGACAGAGGAAGTTGGCACAGGTGTGCTAATCGATAAGGTTGCTTATGACATAATCAAAGAAGAGACAGAAGCCTTGCAGATTTATCGCGAGGATTACAGTTGGAACTATTAGTCCATATTTATTGGAACTATTAAACAAGGAAGGTGATTAAATGGCAACGGTAAAAATTAATGATGGTGGTACAACCAGAAGTATTATGATAGACGGCGTAGAAGTCAGTCAATATGTCACTGAATATAACGCTGACGCAAAGACTGACACAACCCCAATGATACTAATGGAGGTTGATGCAGGCACAGAAATAGTTTTTGAGAATGCCGAAGTTAAGTGGAAATTTAATTTTCCAGATGAGGTTAAAATTAGACGAGCAATGTATCAAACATTAAAAAGCGAATTTGAGGTGGTATAATGGCATACACTCCAATTGGTTGGACAGAATCAACTCCTGTTAACGCAACAAATTTAGACAAAATGGATAATCAAATAGACACTAATGAAAACGATTTAAGAGCAATAGAGGATGGTACAACTGGAGTTGGCAAATTAGCAAGTGGGTTAACTAATGTCGAGTTTTACGCAAATGGTGGCACATTAATTAATAACAGTAGTACAGTTGTTAATCTACCATTTATAGCCGATTATGTTTTGATAGCAACACAGGGCGGCTCAATTAGAATAGATGGTGTTACCGATAAAATGTTTGTTGTAAATGCAAATAGTTTTACTCTTGTAAATTTTAGCGATACTGAAGACATGTCATATAGTTATATGGCTGTAAAAAGAAATTAATTGTAGTGGAAAGGTGATAATTTTGGACTTCTCAACAGAATTTTGGCTTCAGATAGGGTTTCAAGCAATATTTTTAGCATTCTTCGCTGGAATAGTGTGGACTAAGTTAAGTTATATAGAGGATAAGCAGGATAAGCATAATAAATTAATTGAAAGAATGTATAATGTAGAAAATAGCTCAGCAAAAGCACACGATAGGATTGACGCTTTAGAAAAGTTAGCTGAAGATGAAAGAGGGTGATTAAATGTCAATAAATAATTTTAAAATAAGTAAAAACTTTAATTTACAAGAGTTTGAGTGTACACACCCTGACCACAGGCATATTAGAGTTGATGACGAATTGGTTGAAAAGCTACAACAGTTGCGCGATAGATTAAATGTGCCACTTGTTATTAATTCAGCTTATCGCTGTCCAGAAAGAAATAAACAAGTAGGAGGTGCTGATAACAGTCAACATCTATATGGTAAAGCAGCTGACATATCATTACACACTATCCCCCTTCAAATTGAGGAAATTAAACGTATAGCAAGGCAAATAGGCTTTACAGGTGTTGGGCTGTATAACAGCTTTATCCATCTTGATGTAAGGGAAAATTTTGCAAATTGGGATAATAGGACTTGATGTGGATTAAAAAACATTTCAATGATTGGTTAGCATTTTTTGAAAGCAATAAAATACAGGAAGCATTAACATTTTTAATTTATATAACTATATTATTAATATTTAATGTTATTCCTGTTGAAACTTTTGAAATGCTGGCGGTGGTAATTATCGGTGGTGATGCTGTGAAAAAGTTGGGAAAATGAATGGGCTGTCTATAAGCAGAGGTGATGACCTAACCCCAGAACAGCCTACAATTGATGAAAATATTGCAAAGGCTAATGAAATGTTGGATAAGTATGGCAATGAGTTGAATAGGGATGAAATACCAATGTGGTTGACAAATATTATTATAAGCATATTTCAAAAAGGAGATGAAAATTTTATGAATGAAATTATTTTACAGGCGATTAAGACTATTATTGAGGACACAGACATTGACGACAGACTATGGAAAAGAATTGCTGATGAGGTTAAGAAGCAGATACCAGGTGAAGAGTTTGAGCCTGTGATTGGAACAATATTAGAACAATTAGGAAAAGAACTGCAAAGCAAAAATGAACAAAAATAAATAGTTATCCCTCCTCCCTACTGGTTAATAGCTGGTAGGGATTTTTATTTTTATTTACATATTTACTTGACAAGTGTAATATTATCATATATAATGGTGGTACAAGATAACGAAAGGGGCTAGATAAAATGATTAAAATTAATAATTATTCAGCAGTTGCTAAAGACTTAAGATATTTTACAAAGGTGCAAGAAAGTAAAGAAACGGTAGATGGATCACACTTAATTAAAGTTAACGATAAGTGGTATATGTTAAGCGACAATGGTGGCGAAACTAATGTAAGCTTAATGAATGGTAAAAGTATTTCAATTCCACACACTCATTTTAATTTTAATGTTACACCAATGGTTTTAGCATACAGAATAGCAACATATCTAAATGAAGGTTGGTCAGCAATTAACTGGGATATTAACAATAAAGATATAGAAAACATTTTGGCTAAATATAAAAGTGTAGATGCTATCAATTATAAATTAAAGGAGGTGATGTAATGTTTCAGATTAACATAACTTTACCCAATGACTTAGTTAAGCGATTAGAGAATTATGTAGATGAGAAAAACATTAGCAGAGATAAGTTAGTTGCTGAATTATTAGAAAAAGAATTATATAGAAAGGAAGTGGAATAAATGCTAAAAGAATTATTAAATATTAAATTATTGCTCAAAGCAGGATTAACAGTTGTTGGGATATGGATAACATTATCATTAATTATAATAGCATTAGGAGGTTAATTATGATACCGCACAGCAACTTAGATTGGTTACATGAGAAAGAGTTAAGAGAACAAAAGAAAGATTATGAAATGTGGCGTCAATGGAAAGCATGGAAAAAAAGAAACGAAAAAACGAGGAGGATAAAAATGATTTATAATCCAGATGTATTGTTTAGCAATAAAAAAAGAGAGATAGTTGGTGCAATTAACGATTTAATTTATCTCAATGATTTTACAATTAGCAAACTCAATCAATATATAGAAAATATGCGACACACTTGGAATGCAACAGAAAGGCATTTTGCTAAAAGTTATGTTAGAAAAATACAAGATATGATAGAAAAGGAAAATGGAAATGAATAACAGTTATATAAATTCAATTTTAATTTTTATTATGGTGGGGTTATCAATTGGCACGGGTGTAAAATTATACAATAAGTTACAAACTAATATAAATACCCAAATACAAGCACAAGTTGACTTAAAGGTACAAGAAGCTACTGAACAATTTAAAACTGAATACAAGGCTAATAGAAGGCTTTACAGGGCAATATACACAAGTAGCTTTAAGCAGGAAGTGTTTTATTTCCAAACTAATGAAAATCCATTTGAGATAGCTAAAAATTATTTGCCAGACGAGTGGACCGGATTACAAATTGAGGAGGTGCAGATAAATGAAAATAGCACAAATTAGATTTCCGGATGGTAGCATATATCAATTCGATAGCAAAAATATAAAGGAGGTTAAAAATGAAAATGAATAATAAAAATATAATTAAAGTGTTAGATGATAGTTATAATTTGATCGATACTTTAGCTGGTGCTAATCCTTGGTGTGATGAAGTTGAAGATAAAATTAATGATGTTGTTAATCAAATTGTACATCTAAAGCGAGAATTAGAGGAAGGTGGCGAAAATGACTAGAGAAGAATTAATAAAAGAATTGCAATGGACAATTGATATGTTAGAAAAAACAAGTAAAGGTGGGGTTGGCAAGAAAAATAAGTATTTAATGTTTAAACATTTTAATAACGGGATAGGCGACGCTGTACAACATTTATTGCAAATTAAACATTATTTAGAAAGGGGATTATAATGGAAAAGTACAAAAATCTTAAAGCGCACACTAGATATTATGTAGATGGTAAAAGAGTGCCGGGAACTACAACTATTCTTGGCGTAATGGACAAAGGCTATGGACTTAAGAAGTGGTACTGGCAGATGGGTATGAAGGGTATTGATGTAGAAAGCTATGTAAATAAAACGGCACAAATTGGAACACTTGCTCACTATATGGTAGAGTGTGAGCTCAAAGGTGAAGAACCTGATTTAGATCCTTTCAGCAATGAAGAAATTAATGCAGCTGAAAATGCTCTAATTAAGTTTTGGGATTGGGCAGATGACAATGATTTACAGCCTTTACTTGTTGAAAAAGGAATGTCCTCTAATAAGCACAAATATGGTGGCACAATTGACTTGTATGCTAAACTTAATGGAAAGTACACACTAATTGATTTGAAGACTTCTAAAGCTATTTATGATACTCATTTCATACAGTTGGCAGCTTATAAAAACTTATTAGAAGAAAACAAATATATTGTTGAACAGGTTATGATTTTAAGGATAGGTAGAACAGATGATGAGGGATTTGAGGTTAGGAAGCAAAATAATCTAGAAACTGAATTTGAGTTATTTAAACATTTGCGTGAAGTGTATGAATTAAAGAAAAAGTTAAAAAGAAAAAGTTAATTGTATTGATTTTATTTGACAAGTATATTCATAAATGATATAATGTTAAATAGGAGGCGGACAAGTGGGTAAAAAAATATATTCAATTATTATGACACTTTTATCAGGGGTAGCTTTAGGAATGGATTATTCACTACTTGCAATATGGTTAGTTTTATTAGCAATATTAAATAAAGAATTTATGGAGGGGTAATAAAATGAAAGGTGTAGAAAAGTTTGAATTAGAAATAGCTGATAAGGAAGTTAACAAAGAAGGTGTTGTTGACGCATTAATGAAAAGGTATCATGTATGTGAAGAAGTGGCAGAAGCTATGGTGTGGGATAGTTTAGCAACTGTTCAAGGATTAGAGTTTTTGTATAATGAAATGAGTTTGAAAATGGAGGATGCTAAATATGACTAACAAAGAATTAATCTTATCAGAGTTAGCTCACGATTATGGGATGAACGAGCTACAGGTCGAAAATTTAATTTACTTATTATTAGAAGATGATGAATTGCTAAGGTATCATCTAAGGACATCAATCAACATGAAATTGAAAGGGGATAAATAAAATGAAAATGAGCAATGAAGTTAATGAGGTTATGAAAGCGTTTATGGAATTTCAGCAGGAAGTTGTCAATCCAGTCAAAGACACCAAAGGTTATGGCTACAAATATGCTAAATTAGATAGTGTTGTCGATGTAGTTAAGGAAGCTATGAGTGGTAAAGGTTTATCCTTCAATCAAGAAGTCGGCTATGATGAAAAAGGTAACATACTTGTTACAACTAATATCTTTCACGAAAGTGGTCAATGGTTATCGTTTGGGCCAGTAGGGCTTCCTAAAGATACTGGAAAGTCTATGAGCGATGTGCAAGGAGCAGGCAGTAGTATAACATATGCTAGACGATATTCATTAGCAGCTGCAACAGGATTAGCAAGTGAAGAGGATGTAGATGGAAGTAATAGCAGGGGTAGTCGGAAAAGTACCAATAATCACTCATCCGGAAGTAATCAAAAGGGTGAAACAGCTACTAAAAAGCAGATAGCAATTATTAATGAGTGGTTAGAAAGTGATGATGCTGATAAGGTTAAGAAAATGCTTAAGCAGGAAGGCTATAAAGGTATGAAACATATAGCATCAACAGACAAATCACAAATTGAAGAATTAATTAAAAAGTTAAATAAGGAGGTGAGTTAATGGCTCACCTTTCTATCCAGCAAACTTGCGATTTACTTAAGAAACCACGAAAATTTGTAGTTAACATAGTCAATGATCAGCACAAAGTAGAGGAAATAGAATCTAAGTTTTACGATTATTATGAGCAGATAAGGGTGGTGCAGCCATGAATGTAGTCGATGAATTTTATCCAGAAGAAATATTAAAATTATACTACTCTAATCAATTAGACAGAGTTATCGCTGATTACAAATATAAGTGGAAAGAAAAATATACCGATGATGATTATGACATTATGAAAGGTATCGACTATGATAAGATTTATGTGCAGCAAAACAGCAATTATGATGCAGTAAGTGCTAGAGCTATTCAGATAGCTGATTTAAGGCTTCATGCTGAAAGGAGGTATAAACACCTATCAAAAGCTAAAAAGGCTATTAAAAGGCTATTAGACAGCTTAAATGAGAGGCAGAAAAATATGCTAGACAATTATTTTGAGTATGGTGATGAGTTGGAAGAAGCATATATCTCACAAGTTGGGTACAAGCAAGGAAGAAAAGATTATAAGGAAGCTAAAAAAGTTTTGAGGAATATTTGTAATGAGTTGGATAAGATGTTATTATAATATTAGGAGGGATAAAATGGAAGAGAAGAATTCTGGCAAATTAGCTGGAATATTCGACAAGGGTTATGGTACAATTGCTAAAAAGATTATGCAGGATAAGGATTTAGCCATTGAAGCTAAAGGAATATATGCTTATTTAGCAAGTTATACTGGTACAGGCAAGACTGCATTTCCTTCAATAAGTTTAATGTGTGATCACCTGCAAATAAGCGAAAATAGATTCTATAAATATAGAAAACAGTTGCTAAATAAAGGATATATAACTATTAATAAGCATAAAGAAGAAGGTAAGTGGCAAAATAATATTTACACTTTAGAACCATACCCACAAATTGAAGGTACACAAAATGAAGGTACACAAAATGAAGGTATGGAAAATGAAGGTACTAATAATAACAGCTCTAATAATAACAGTATTAATAATAACAACTCTAACACTTCTAGTCAGAACAAAGATTCTGACGATAAAGTTAAATTTGATAAAAACAGCAAACCATATCAGTTAGCAATGTATCTCAAAAAGAAAATTAAGTCTAACATACCTAACCAGCCCGTTCCTAAAGATTCTGCAAAAGCTATGCAAAGTTGGTCGTTAGCAATGGACCGTCTTCATAGATTAGGCACAGTTGGTGGGGATAGTGGATATAGTTGGGATGAAATTAAGGAGATAATTGATTGGTGTCAGGAGGATGATTTCTGGTATAAGAATATATTGTCAGCTACTAAGTTGCGAAAACAGGCAGTTAAGCTGGAAACTAGAATGAAAGAGGATCAAGGTTATTCGCCTAAGCAGATGGAAGAAAAAATAGATTATTATGCAGATTTGAATTAATTATAATATTCCCTTGACAAGTTGTGTTTTATCATATATAATAGTATTAACAGATGAGGAAAACGCAATAAATTGAGGGGGGAATAAAAATGAAAAGTAAAGTATTTTTTAATGGATTATATTTTGAGGTTAATGGCAATAAAGTTAAATGTTTAGATACAGGTGGTTATATTAAGAATAAAGAAAAGAAGCAAGCTATAATTGAAAAAGCTAATCAATAACAAGCAAGTGCTAAGCAACACTATAAACTGCTTACTAGAAAGAGGTGGTAAATTGCTAGCTAAAACTAAGGTTGAAACTTATTTAAAAGAAGCCGAAAATTATAATGATCCAGATAGATTTTTAGTAAAGTGGGCGATTAAGAATAATTATATTGCAATTGATGATGAAATAGATATAGCAAATGTTAGAGGAAATTTTGATAAAGAAATAATATCAGAATATCTTAACCAGCAGACTTATGATGTGTTTTTATTTAGCAAGGGCGGCGCTAGATACTCAAAGCGATTGTGCAATGATAATATACCACTTGAGGAAGCTAAAAAGATATGTCAGAGTGATGCAAGTAAAGGCGCTAATTATATGGCGGGTTTTGTAATACACGGCACATATAGCAATTATAAGCAGGGTGAGCCATTTATTATTGATAATGATAAAGTTATTAATCCAGTTGAAAATTAAAGGGGGATATAAAAATGGAATTACCAGAAGTACATGTTGAGTTTTATAAGTGGTGGGATGATTATAAATTAGATATTATAAGAACGGCTAATAAGTTGAAAGATTGTGGCGTTGATGAAGAAGTTATTGATAAATTTATAACTGATAATTATAACTTAATCGCTAAAGAAGCATTAGAATTTACAATTAGACATAAAAATTGATTTATATTATAATTAGAGAGGAAGTGATGTTGGTTGAATCAAGTTGAGTTAGAAAAAAATGTGATAGCTGCAACATTAGCCGATCCAGAGTTAGCTGATGATTTAATACAAAAATGTAAACCTAATTATTTTACTGATAATAAGATGAAGAAAATATATAATTGGATAGTTAAAAAAAGGAATAATAACGAACAGTTAAGCATAGTTAAGCTAGCGACTGAAGTAGAAGTTGCTGCTGACGAACTGCCAGAAAAAGACTTATTTCACGAGTTTGATGATAGTTTAGATTTGCTGCACAAAAATTATATTAGACACAATCTAAAAAGCGTCAGCAAAGATATTTATAACTTAGCAAAAAAGAAAGATTTAGATATTGACGAGTATCTACACAAATCGCAAGAAATGATATTTAAAGTTACTTCAGAGCTGGATAATGACGAAACTAACTACCTGCTTGGTGATGCTCTAATCAAGGCGTATGGCAACTATGTGGAGCGATTAGAAGGTGAAGGTGATGATAGCGTTAAGACTGGATTGTATCAGATAGACAACAAGTGGGGCGGACTTAAAAGGAAGCACTTAACGGTATTAGGAGCTAACTCGTCGGTAGGTAAGACAGCTTTTGCGATTAAGGTGATGAGAAATATATTATTCAATGGTGGCAAAGCAGCTATGATATCGCTTGAAATGGACGCAAAAGAAGTGGTTGATCGCTTAATAGTTAGCGAAAGTTGTGTGCCTGCTAATGATTATGACAAGGCTCAAAAGTTATCAGAGGTTCAACAAAATGCTATTGCTAATGCTTATAATATATTAGATAAGTATGAGAAAAATTTATTCATCAGCGAAAAAAGAAATATGAATGTTGATGATATTGCAGCAGTTTGCAGAAAAATTAACAAGGATATGGGCCAACTCGATGTGATAGTTGTAGATTATCTGCAAAATATAGGATATGACAAGAGAGCTAATATGGTGCGAGAAATAGGTGGTATATGTCGAAGCCTTAGAAGTCTTGCATTACAGCTTAATGTGCCGATTATTCTAGTTTCGCAGTTGACAAGAAGTAATCACAAAGAAGGCAAGCGACCACAAATGAGCGATATGAGAGGTGGCGGTGAAATTGAGGAAACAGCTGATGAAATATGGTTGTTGCACAGACCGGATTATTTAGAAGAAAAGTCTATTGAAAAACAGAACAAAACTAGAGGGAATAGAGTATTAGGCGAGATGATACAGGAGAAAGGAAGAACATCGGGGACAGGTGTCTGCAAGATGTATTTCTACAAAGATATTGTTCGTTGGGAGGATGGTTATGAGCTGGATATGGGAATGAAAAATAAAATTGAAATATTGAGAAAGTGAAACGCATAAACTAAAAGTAAAATAATTATTAAAATAGCTTGACTTATCGGAATATGTGCTGTATAATATTAATTAGGAGGTGATGAAAATGAGTTACAAAATTGACAAGCACACTTGGGGAGTTTTAAAAAAGAATGTTGAAGCTGTAAATGGGGAAACGCCTTTTAAAATGGGACAAGATTTAAGAATACTTAATGAGGATCATCCACTATATGGACAGATAGTTAAATATAAAACTATACAGCACCATCCAAGGGCAACTATTATTCACGTTAAAATATAAAGGTGGGGTAAAATGGTAGAAAGAACTGATAAGATACACAAAGATAATATAATAATAACCAATTTGCGTTATAAAGGCGTTGGTACGAGAATATCATTTATGTTAGATTTAGGTGAAATTGAAATGAATGGCATACAGAGGGTTAACACTATTGTTGAAAGTATTGATGAAGCCCAAAATATAATTAACTATATTATTAATTATAGCATTTATAAAAATAATCAATAAGGAGATAATTAAATTTCTGAAAGTTTCCATTGAAGAAGAATTAAAAACTGACTATCCCGACCAATACAAAGCTATCACCAGCAAAAGTTATCCTAAAAAGCTGCCTAATTTTGTAATTAAGTTTTTGATGCAATGGAAAAGTTAACCGACAAACCTGCTGAATGGTTGCTTAGGATGAGGAGGAAACTATGAAGTGTAAAAAGTGTAAGCAAGAAATCAAACCAGATGAAAAAGAAATTGATGGTATGCACGAAATGTGTTTCTTATGGGTAGACGAGAGAGCGGAGAGGGAGGATAAAATTTGATATTATCAGATAAAGATTTCAAAGCGGAAGTTGTTGAACATAATATAGTAGAGCCTTTTATAATTGATAATTTGCAACCCTGCAGCTTAGATTTAACATTAGGGGATAAACTACTTATCCCCACAAGTGGAAGGGAATATACAGTACACGAAGAAGTTAAAACTTTTGAAGTTGCAGTAGACGATTACAAGTTGCAGCCAAATGATTTTGTATTAGCAAGCACAGCTGAATGGGTTAATATTCCAGCACACTTAGTTGGAGAAGTCACAGGAAGGTCATCTATCGCACGAATGGGCTTAGAGGTACATTTGACTGCTGGATGGATAGACGCTGGATTTAAGGGGAATATAACACTTGAGATAGTTAATAACAGCGACAATGTTATTCAGTTAAAAGAAGGTGCAAGAATAGCACAGTTGGTATTGTATAAGTTGAGCAGTCCAGTTGAACAAGAGTACAATGGCAAATATCAGAACAGCAAAGGTGTAGTGGCTAACAAAAGCGAAGAAGTTATTGTCAAAAATACTAAAATTGAAAATAATGTTAGTGTAGATGTAAAGTTAAATCCAGATGATGTTGAGAGGGATTTAGGAGAAGGCTGTGAAAGTGGTATTTGTCCAGTTAGATAATAGGAGGGGATTAAATGTTAAAAGTAACTACTAGAAGAAATGTTGATTCAGTAACAGCAGGTAGAATATTTAAAGAAAATTGTTATATTATTGCTATCAAAGATGAAAGTGGAGATATTTATAAACTTTCTAAAGTTGATTTTGGGGAAGATGCTTTTGCTTTTGTTAGACTTCAAGGTGATGTATGGTTTAATGGTTCGAATCATAATATAACAGGTTTAATTGATGATGCAATTAATCATTTTAATAGATTAGATGTATTTGTTTTTGAAACTATTGATGAGTATATAGAGTGGTTATCAAATAATTAAGGAGGGATAATGTGGATATTAATAAGCTAGTTGATGATTGTAGAGATTTGATTAGTGATTATACTTCTTGGCCCGATGATATAGTTTATGAGGCACTAGAAATGCAAGGTTATAAAGATAAAGAAGAAAGAGAAAAATTAGGAGTTAAAGAAGTAGTAAAAAGAGAAACAGGTGAAAGAAGTAGATGGTCTTATGTTATGCAATCTGTTTGGAAAATTGGAGATGATTATATATCATTTTGGTGGGATGCCCCAGCAACGGAAGGACAAGAAGGACAACCTACAAATATGGAATGTTCAAAAGTAGAAAAGAAAGTTGAAGTTATAGAAAAAGTTACTTATAAATAGGAGGGATAATATGATGAATAAAGTTTTTATTTTAGGTCATCTTGTTAGAGATGCAGAAATGAGATATGCTAATAATGGAAGTGGTGTTGCTAATGTTACAGTGGCAGTTAATAGAAGTTATGGTGATGAAACAGATTTCATTGATGTAACTATTTGGGATAGAGGTAATTACAAGCAGGCAGAATATAACAAAGATGCTAAAAAAGGCGATTTAGTATTGGTTAAAGGTGAATTAAGGCAGGATAGATGGGAAAATAATAATGGTGAGAAAAGAAGCAAGCTGAAAATTAATGCTGATAAAGTAGTTAATTTTTCACAGAAACCGGATAATACTCAACAAAATTCAAATGAAGTAATTGATGGCTTTGATGATTTCAATGATAGTTTTTAATTAGACTAAATACCGACATTTAATTTTTATTAGATTTTTAGCCGACAGAGAAGTTAAGGCACTGTGAGGCTAGCAGTTAGACATTGCCTCGCTTCTCAATTATAAGGGGTGATTAATTGAATATACTAGCAATTGACCCGGGTATAACTAGAAGTAATCATTGCGGCTGGGCGATAATTTCTGAAAATGATGAATTAGTTGAAAGTGGCAACAAAACTTTTAAGCGAACTGGCACTAAAAGAGATATGAATGTGATTAACTTTTTTGAAGAGTTATGTGAGAAAGAATTTACACACTTCGGATTTGAGAAACCCTATGGCCCGAATAGAAAAACTTTGAGAAGTACATCTAATTTTCTTGGCATATACAGAGCAGTTATGCTAATGAATGGTAAAGTTGAAGTAGGAGGATTTGCTCCTGCACATATTAAAAAAGTATTTACAGGTGATGGCAGAGCCAGCAAAGATGATATTAACAAATTAGTGTGCAGCAAGTATGGTATTGAAAATGTACAGAAAGATGAAGCTGATGCAGTAGCGATAGCTTATACTTGTTTGCATCATTGGAGGGAAAATAATGGTGAAACTTAAACTAAGGTTTATGATAATTGTTTTAAAATTTATTCAAACAATTGCTATTCAATCTGATAATTTTAGCAACAAATTTACAGCAGATGCTAATGTTTTAAGATTGGAGTTAAAAACTAAACTGGAGGAATATGATGGCTAACAAATATACTAAAATAGCAACTAAAATTGGTAAATTAGTCGATGAGAAGAATAAAGCATATGGTAATAGCATCAACAACACAGAACGCATATTAAAGGTGTTTCTAGAACCTTACAGCAATAATGATGGAACATACACTATACCAGAAGAAATGATTGATGTTATAGCAAGGCAGGCAAGGGTAATAGATAAGCAAGCAAGAATATTTAGTAACCCTAAAGGTGATTTGATGGATGAAGACCCGAATAAGGACATAGCAGGTTATTCAATTATAGCGTATGCGGAGAAAGGTGGCAAAAATGAAGAAAAAGCAGATATTTAACATATTACTATTTTGGTTGTTCTTTATAGTTGGTATAGGATTGATAGGATATGGATTGATTGGATTGTTTGATTACAATATTATCAGAGAATTGCTATTTGTGATAGGTGGATTATCAGCTTGGGTTATAGCTTCTGATATTAAAATTAAGGAGGATAAATAATGAAAATAGAAGATTGCTATGTAGGTCAAACAGTTAAGCATAATTATACTGATATGTATTTAGATATTGAAGAAGGTGATAAAGGTACTATAGAAGAAATTAATAAAAAAGACAATTATATTGTGGTTTGGAGAAAACAATTTGACCCAAGTAATTTTAGTGCCTCTGACAGATTCAATATTGATGATGAAGTTATATATAAATCATTTGACAGTGAAACTATTAAATCAAGAGAAAAAGCTGTAATATTTGGAATTGCACCAAAAAGGGATAAATTTAAAAAAGAATATGCTATTAGCTACATCCATGAAGGGCCTTATGGTAAAAAGAAAAGAGTGAATAAAATAGTTGCTGAACATGATTTATTGCCTCTTAAAAAGAAAGATGAGTTGGAAGTTGGGGATAAATTTAGAAATAAATTTTATGAGTTTAGAATAATATTTGTTGCTTATGATGATTTTTATAATAAAAAGAAATATATTTGCAAAATAAATGATACTGGGAGTAAAGGTCTTATACAAACAATGTTTCCAGAAGATATTAAAGAAATAATCTATGAATAATTATACAGAATGCACAGCTGATAATTGCGATAATTTAACAACTAACAAAGGTCTGTGCCACTTCCACAAATCAATTACAAGCCACAAAAGGTGTGCTAACATCTATATCAAATATCAAGTGGAGTGGTGCAATGTTAAGGATGATAGAGTTGATAGTTTAGATTGTGAAAGGTGTGAGGATAGACTTGATCCGATAGAGAACATAAAGTTGTGCGAAAAAATGTGGAAGAAGGGATTATGATGGATAAGGAATTAGTCGATAAAGTATTAAAGCAATATATTAACTATTGCGATTACATTACAATTTATGAAAAGTTTGATGATATTTTCAAAGATAAAGAAGTCAACTTGCAGCAGAAGAAAAACTTTGTGGATACTGTTGATAAGATGTTAATAACGCTTAATGATGATGAATTGTTTATTATCACACAGTTGTATAATTTAGAGTTAGAGCCTTATTTGAGAAAGTGGAGTCCAGGTGATGTGCCAGACGAAGAAGTGTGGGGTGATGTTAATTTTAGGTATCAACAAAGAAAGTATTTTGATGTAAAAAGTGATTGCTTTGAAAAATTATCAGAATTATTTAATATGATGGAGGGGTAAAGATGAAAATTGAAGAATGTAAAATGGGGATGAAAGTTAAATGTACAACTGGGATGTATGGTGATGTTGATAAAGGTAAAGTATATAAAATAAAAAGTATTAAAAATGAAGCAATTAATTTATTAGGTTTTGAAGGTATTAATTGTGGTTATCCAGCTTATTTGCCAAAGTTTTTTGAATCGGTTAATAAATTTGAAGTTGGCGATGAAGTTATTTATAATTGCTCAAATGGAATAAAGTATGAATCTATTATATTCGGAATTAAAGATAGGCAATATGCAATCAAATATACTCACAAAACAATAGAACATTATGATGTTGTGAAAGAAAGACAATTATCGCTACAAAAAAAGAAAAGCGAGTTAGAAGTTGGGGATAAGTTTATAAACACGCTAGATGACAAAACAGAGGTTATAGCGACTGCTTATTGTGAAAACGCTGATGAACCAAAATACTTTACAAGAAGATTAAAAGATGGTTATATAGGTTGCCATAACATACATTCTGTCAAAGAAATAATCTACGATTAATGCAACAAATATGCAATATATTTCACTTAAATTAGCAAAGTATGATATAATGTAGGTGTAGAGTGAATAGCTATGTAAATAGCTAACATTTTATCCCCTTTCGCTGTCGTGGCAAACTGGCTGCGGCAGCACTAATTATACTTCACAGAGGAGTCTACAAATATGTATGATTATCAACGAGATGATTATAATGTTATTCAATATATTAAGAAAAACTTTCCACAGCACTTACAAGGGTATTACAATGGTTGGCTTAAAACTGAACAAGTTGAAAGTTATGGTGCAATTCACATTTATACAAAAGTTAATGACAGTTGGCAGATTATAGGCACAGTTTTATGAGAGGGGTAATATATGTTCCGATGGGATGATCATCCTAAAATAGAAAAGAAATTAGCTGACTTATATGACAAGTATGGTAATAATTATTCAGCAATTAACGAAGTTTTAAATGAAGAATATGGAGAGGTTAAAAAGTTTACATTAGACTCTACCAGAAATAGAATTAGAAGAAGTCCGATTATAGATTATATTCCTAATAAGCGAGGCAAGGGCATATTTGCAGACTTATATGATGAGGATTTAGATTCAGTTTACAAAGAGGAAAAAGAACATATTAAGCAGGTTATGAGCCAATTTAAAGAGGAATATGGCAACAAAGATGTTAAAGTGTTGGTTATCAATGACTTGCACATTCCTAAGACTAATGTTAATGTATTAGAAGCAATTATCCACCAGCATCAAGATGCAGATATATTAGTTATTGCTGGCGATTATTTAGATTATGATTCCATTTCATTCTACGGTCAATCTAAAAATATTGATGTGAGTGATGAATATAAAATGGGATATAAGATAATGAATAAGTTAGCAAGTATATTTGAAAAAATTTACATCATTAACGGAAATCACGAATACAGATTGACTAGATACTTTAAGAATAAAATTGTAACTGGATTTAACGGATTCTTAATGGAGAAGCACAAACCGCTTACTGAAATAGTTAGATACTTTGATAATGTAGAATATGTTAATCATTGGTTTATGCAGCTAGGAGATTTTGTATTTGCTCATCCTTCCAGATATTCCAAAGTAACTATGAGATCGGTCGAGAATGTTATTAAGCATCTAATTAAACGCAGACACGAGAAAGAGTTTGCTAACTTTGAAGCTGTTGGCATAGGACACACTCACAGGCTGGGTAATGCTGAAGCATTTGGCAGATATGGCTATGAGTTTGGCTGTATAGAAGATAAAGATGTAGAGTTTAGAAATAAAGATGCTAAGGGTAACAAGTGGGAGTATGGTTATGGAATAGTTAACTTCAAAAATGGTAAATATGATTATAACTCTAGCAGAGAATATAAAGTAGAAAACTATTAGGGGATGATGAAATGGATTTAAAATGTTATTGTACTCGAGACATGTATGATAATTATATAAAAGGTGGCATATTATATGCTTGTTCACCTTCAATGAGAAGGTTATTATTTGCTGTTGACGGCAGAGAGCAGCATAAAGATTTAAATATAAGACTTTCTTTAGATAGAAGAAAACACAAAATAGAAGGTGTAGAAGGTTTTCAGAAGGGTTGGTATGCAATACAAAGGGGATGAAATTATGTGTGAACAATGCAATGATAATGCACAATGCAATAACCATGCACAATGCAACTGTGATACTTTAGATGTTACCGAGATTTTGTCACTTCCAGAGTTGCAAAGCGGCGGACATAGCACCAAACAATGGTTTGAAGAAACCAGTTGGTGTGAAATGGATGAACAAAGAAAAATTAATCAATTTAGAAACTATGAGTTAATATTCTTATCACATCCTTTTGCTGATGGTCCAGTAGCTAATAAGAAGCGAGTTGACTTTTTAGCAAAAGAGATTAGAAGCAACAATCCTAACGCTATTATCTTATCACCTCTACACAGCTTCTCATACTTTGATACAGACGATATGAGAGATGCTATTATGCATGAGTGCTATATGATGATTGAGCGTGCAGACACCTGCGTATTTATCCAATATGACGGCTTCTTAAGCAGTGGGCAGTCTGATGAAATTAAATATGCTACAGAGTTAGATAAAGATATAGAAGTAGAGGAAATTGACCAGTTAATGCTGGATAAGAAGTTGGGTATTATATGATATGCCGGCAATTAGAGATCATACCGGTCAAATATACAAAAAATAATAAGCTATTGACTATATCTCAGGCTATTAATCAGACGCTGAAAGATTTGGGTGGAAGAAAATTTGTTAAAATAAAAGAAATTAATGATAATTTGTATATTATAGTGGAGAAGTGATATTATGAGTAAGCAAAAGTGTGAAGTATATAGTAGAGTGGTTGGTTATTTATCGCCTATATCAAGTTGGAACAAAGGGAAAAAAGAGGAATGGAAAGACAGGCAAGAATTTAATGACAAAAAAACTCTTGACACATAGCAATATGTGTGGAGATTAATTTTGTGCGCGCGTCAAAGCAATACTAGTTAAGCGATAATCCAGCCGTATGCTGAGAGGAGTGGGTAATCAATCCCACACGCGCGTTCCAATTTATGTTGCAGGCTAGTTGTTAGCTTGCACCTGTGATAAGTGATACAGGCCTGATGGAGAGCAGGTTATAGCTTATTACAAATCCTTCTGCTAGCTGACGGAAGTAAAACTATCAGCTATATGGTGGCATAGTTTAAAGGTAGAATACTAGTTTTGTAATCTAGGGATACCAGTTCGATTCTGGTTGCCACCTCCAATTAGTTTATTAGTACCATTATCTGAAAGCTGACGAGCTTAAAATTAAAAAATTACTGTATGCAGAGGTGCAACTGCTAGGATAATGGGAGTAATAAATTAATTTTAGTAGAGTAGCTCAAATGGTAGAGCAGCCGGCTGTTACCCGGAAGGTTGTAGGTTCGAGTCCTACCTTTACTGCCAATTTGCTCCAGTAGGCGAAAAGAGTTAAGCCACCAGATTTTCACTCTGGAAATTGCAGGTTCGAGTCCTGTCTGGGGTACCAATATGGGAATATGGTCTAATGGTGATGACGTTAGCCTGTCAAGCTAAAGATGAGAGTTCAATTCTCTTTATTCCCGCCAATTTCAAAATACCCTTGACTTATTGTTGGTTGGGTGGTATAATATAATTAACGATAAGGAATTGCAAATAAGGAAAGGGGTTTTATAAATGTTAAATAAAATTAAAATGGAAATGAATGATAAAGATTTGAATAAAAAAGAGGTTGTCGAAAAAATAAAGAAAGTTTTATATACAATGATGCCAGATCATCAAGTAGAAGAAAAAGCGGAACATATTTATAACAAGTTTGAAACAGAATTAAATAATTATTAATTACAAAGGTGTTGCACGGGTGTGCTAGGACGATAAAAAGGCCCTAAGCGGTTCGACTCCGAAACAAAAAATGGTATGTGTAGGCTCGAATCCTACCACCTTTTATAAATTTTAAGTGGGCTAATCGTTAACTGATCATTAACGGTGAACCTTCACAATCCGTAGTGGATTGCCCACTAATACTTTTTACGGGTAAATACTAAACGGGGGTATTATTAAATGAGTACAGGTTATGGTCGACCAAATGGAATAGCGATGACAATGTCAGAGGATAAAGAAACTATACCTTATCGTAAAAAGTTAAATAAAATAACTGGTAAGGTTACAGCAACAATTTTACTGCAACAAGCGATGTATTGGGACATCAAAAAAGATGGTAAGTTTTTCAAATTTATTGCACCTTGTACACACGATTGGTATAAAGAGGGAGACGGCTGGTTAGAAGAATTAGGATTTAGTAGAAGTGAATTTAATACAGCTATTAAAAAGATTGGTTATAAAAGAGGTAAGAATAAGAATAAAATTGAGAATGAAGAAGATGCTTATGTTATATATTATACAGATAGCGATAGGGTTACTTATTGGTTTATCAACTGGGAAAAATTAAATTATGATTTATTAAAAGTTTACCATCCAGACCTAATTGGGAAAAGTACAATTACTAAGAGTAAGGGAAATGATGAATTACTAAGAGATAAGGAAAAGCAAGATTATCCTATTACAGAGAGTACTACAGAGACTACTAACAGAGATAATAATGGTCATCACCAATCAGCAAAGGTTCAACCTATCATTTACGCTAAAACCATTGCTGATGACGAGTGTTATTCTGCGATTAAATATTACAATCACAGATATTATATGATTAATGATAAATTTTTAGCTTTGAAAGTTAATCAATGGCAGCAGGTTAAAGATAAATTTGAGAAGGTTATGGATGAACAAGGATTAACTGTTGATGATATGAAACTTGTGATAGACAAATACTTTGATACAGTTACCAGCAACGATTATAATATATTGCATTTCATCAACGGTGATATAATCAAAAATCAGCTGGCAAGTTTAGGATTGGCACATTATAGCGAGGTGGATTGAGATGCATGATAAAAGTAGTTTATTGAGATGTTTTAGATATGCAGATGAAAATAACATTGATCACATTTTAGTTGAAATTAAAATTGAAGATTATCCAAAAAAGGAAATAATATTAATTAAAAATGCTAACTTTGGAAAGAAAATCAGATATTATATTGAAAATTACACAGAAGAATTAAAACTTAAAAATAATAAAAATATACAAATAGTTAACTTTTATTCATTTAATAAGTGGAAAATTTTAGACTAACTCATAATTAATATAACATTACAAGGAGTGATACGATGATTTGTAGAGATTGCGGGAAAGATAATAGAAGTGGTAGAGTTTATTGCGGGAAATGTAGTGGACAACTTTTCAGAAGGCAGTTGCAAAGACACGCATAATTATTAGATGATATGATGTAAATTTAAGGATGTTTTCTTAATTGGAAGTGTCCTTTTCTATGCAATTTTTTTAGAAAAGAGGTGGTGATATGCAAAAACAACTCCATGATGATAGAAATATTTGCGGTGCTAAAACGAGAGCGGGTACCCCTTGCCAGCAGAAAGCAGGTTGGGGAACTAATCACGTTGGAGAAGGAAGATGCAAGCTACATGGTGGAGCTTCAACTGGTCCTCCTAAAAAGAATAAAAATGCTGTGTCCACAGGTGAGCATGAAACTATCTGGATGGACACCTTGTCAGATGAAGAAAAATTACTTTTACCACGAGTTAAGCATAAAGTTATAGACTTAATTAATGATGATATAAAGTTGATTGAGATTAGGATAAGACGAATGATGCAGAGAATTAACTTAGCTGATGATGCAGAAAATGTTGCTAATATAGAAGAAGCGTTAACTAGAGTGCAGGGCAAAAAGACAAGATTGCTTAAGTTGAAGTATCAAGTCGAGAATGATCAAGCACCAGATAGTGTTAACATTGATAATTACATTAATGCGATTAGAGGTAGAAGTGAAGAGGTTTGGAAGGATGATGAATAATGAAAAGACATCTATTTAAAGTTGAATACTTTGGTGAAGAAAAAGAAAAAGATTTATTGTTAGAAACTAAAAATAATGCAACTATTGATGATATCTTTGATGAACTTTTTAAATATGACAAAATAATTAGTGAAGGTAAAACAAAACAAGTTATTAATTTAAATTGGGATAAAATAAAATCTATAAAATATAAAAGATCAACAAACATTTAAAGTTGGTGCAATATGAGAAATAACAAAGCACAATTTAAGTTTCAACCTTTTTCAGATAAGCAAGTTAAGCTATTAAGTTGGTGGATGGATAATTCACCGCATTCTGATAAGGATATAGTAATAGCTGATGGTAGTATTAGAGCAGGTAAGACAGTTGGGATGATTTGCGGGTTTATTGACTGGTCCATTGCTAATTTTGATAATCAAAACTTTATCATAGCGGGAAAGTCAATGGGAGCTTTGACAAAAAATGTGCTCAATCCTATGAAGAAAATATTAAATGCTAAAGGTTTAGAGTTTACTCATATACGCTCCACAGAAGAGCCTAGAATAGAGATAGGAAGCAATTACTATTACTTGTATGGTGCTAATAATATTAGTAGCAAAGATACATTGCAGGGGCTAACAGCTGCTGGGAGTTTCGCTGATCAGGTAGAGTTGTTTCCAGAAAACTTTGTTAATGAGATGATAGGTAGATGTTCAGTAGAGGGAAGTAAGCATTGGTGGAATAGTAATCCGGAATCACCCTATCACTTTTTGAAGAAAGAGTATATTGACAAAAAAGACGAGAAGCACATATTGCATCTACACTTTACAATGGAAGATAACTTAACTTTATCACAGAAGATTATTGATAGATATAAGAGGATGTATAGCGGTGTATATTACGATAGATATATTAGAGGTTTATGGGTAGTTGCAGAGGGATTAGTTTATCCTTCCTTTAATAACGACAATTTAATCGCTAAATTGCCAGAAAATGTTGATATAATTGAAGAATATATCGGTGTAGATTATGGAGCGGCAAATCCGACAGCATTCGGTCATATAGGCGTAGGAAGCGATAATAGGATGTATCTGCTTAACACTTATTATCACAGTGGTAGAGAAGGAACTGATAAAGCTAATAGTCAATATAGGAAAGACTTGCAAAACTTTATTATCAAGCATGGCATCAATCCTAAATGGATATTCATTGACCCGTCAGCTAAAAGTTTCCGTGTTGAGCTATATCAACATAGAGATGAGTTTCCTATTTTCAGAAAGATATATAAAGCTGATAATAGCGTTAATGAGGGAATAGAGAGAGTTAGCAACTTAATCACACTTAACAAGTTTCAAGTGTTGAAGCATAACGAGAAAGCTCAAGAGGAGTTTCATTCTTATCGCTGGGATGAGAAGGCAGCTGCCAAAGGAAAAGATGTTGTTATCAAAGATAATGACCATATTATGGATTTAATTAGATATGTAGTTAATAGCACACCGAGAGTTTATAAGAGATTGATACACAACTAAGGGGTGATGAAATGAAAACTATTTGCACAGCTGATGGAAATAAAATATATAGTGTTGTTGTAACTATGGAATATAATTTATTTTATGTTGATTGGGAAAGTGAAATAGGAGTTGGTAGCTTTTCTTTTAAAATAGACCCTATAAATAGTGGTTATATTTTAGATACTGAATTTATGGGAAGGAAATTTTGTTTAGATATAATAGAATATTTATTTAGCAAAGCGGAAGTGGAATATGATGATTAGAGAAAGGTGGTGAAACATTTGCAACAATGGAATAAAAAATATTTTAAATATCATGAGAAATATGATGAGTGGGCAGCGTGGTATTCTGGCTCAAGTGAAGAATTATTAAACTACTACTTAGGAGTTGACACTTATCAGCAGTACACAGTTAATGATTATAATTTAGAAAAGCAAGGTTTATTTTGGGAGAAGGATATTCACAACGATAGAGCGACAATGTTACACGTTCCGATAGCGGGTGATATTGCTTCAACATCAGCAGACTTCTTATTTTCAGAAATGCCAGATGTGAAGATACCAGAAGCGCACGAGGAAACAGCACCAACAGAAGCAGTAAATGCTCAAGATAGGCTCAACACTATCATTGAAGAAGGTGATGTGTATAGCAGATTGTTAGAAGGTGCAGAAATATCATCAGCAATGGGTGGTGTATTCGTTAAGTTAGACTGGGATAGAGAGGTAAAAGACTTTCCTATTCCAATAATGGTACAGCCTGATAATGCGATGTGGACATTTAAGTGGGGATTTCTGCAAGAAGTTAAATTCTTCAAAGTTGTTGATCGGCCCGATACTAATCTATATTATCGCCTAGTTGAAACACGCAGAAAAGGCATTATATTCAATGAGTTATATAAAGGTACAACTAATAAGCTAGGGAAAAAGGTATCACTTGAGAGTCACGAGAGTACAGCAGGAATGGAAGAAGTTATTGAACATGGACTAGACAGTCTATTAGCTTGGTATGTGCCTAATAAGAAGCCTAACAGATTATGGAGGGGTTCTGCATTAGGAGAAAGTGACTTGCAGGGTATTATAGGACTTATGGATGCTATTGATGAAACTTACACTAACTGGGTAAGGGATTTACGCATTGCTAGAGGTAGAATTATTGTTCCAGAGTATATGCTAGAAACTGACAGCAACGGAAACTTATATCACGATATAGATAAGGAAGTATTTGTAGCACTCAATCAAGGACCAGCAGGAGAAGAAAATAACTCTATTGATAATGTTCAGTTTGATATTAGAGCGCAGCAACACCATGACACAGCGAAAGAGTTGATGAAACAGGCTTATAGTGGTGCAGGATATTCACCAGCTAGTTTTGGTCTAGGAGAAAGCACAAGTAATGCGACTGCTACTGAAATTAAACAACAGCAGAGTAAATCATTTAAAACATCTGCTAAAAAAGCTAAATACTGGACTTCAACATTAGAGGATATGTTCTATTGGATGCTACAAGTTGATAATTATGTGTTTGGCAGCAATAATGGTGATTACAAAGTGCAGGTTAACATTCAGGATAGTGTGCAAACTGATCCAATGCAGCAGGCTGATGCAATTAACAAATTAACACAGGCCAAAGCTATGAGTATCGACACTACTGTTAGAAAATTAAATCCACAGTGGAATGAAAAGCAAGTTGAGAATGAAGTCAATAAGATTATGCAGGAAAATGGAATGGCAGTCAATGAGCCAGACGATTTGGTGTGATTAAATGGCTAAAATAGATGAACTAACACTAGAAGTTGGTAGAGTATATGCTCAAGCTGAAAGAGATATTATCCAGAGGATAGCCAACAGGCTCAAAAAAGACAAATCACTTACCATTGAGCAATGGGAATTAAGAAAACTAAGAGAATTGCAGACTTTGCGGAGTGGTATTGAAAAACAAATAGTTACTAAGTTAGATAATTTTGATGAGAAGGAATTACAGCCAATTATACAGGAATTATATAATCGAGGTTCAAAAGATGCAGTTGCTGATTTGAAGAAGGTATATCCGATTACAGAAATAACTGAGGATTTTGGCAGAATTGATGAAGCAACAGTTGCTAATTATGTCAAAGCACTTAAAGGCAATCTTGGCGGCACTCACTTGAGAATAGTGAGACAAGCAGATGATGTGTATAGGCAAGCAGTTAGTAGAGGTGTTGAAACTGTATTAACTGGAAGTGGAACTAGAATTGAAGGCGCACAAAGAGTATTAAATGATTTTGCTAATAAAGGTGTAACTGGATTTGTTGATAAGAGTGGCAGAAGTTGGAGTCTTAGGACTTATGCAGAAATGGCGACTAGAACAGTATCAGCAAGGGCGAGAATAGATGGCTCATTAAATAGATTTCAGCAAAATGGAGAAGATTTGGTAGTTGTATCAGCACATGCAGAAAGTTGCCCAATATGTGACCCGTGGGAAGGTGAAATTTTAAGTATAAGTGGCAGAAGTGAAGAATATCCTTCTGTGGCTGAAGCGGAAGCAGACGGGCTTTGGCACGCAAATTGTACTCACAACGCAACGCTTTGGGTAGAAGGGTTAACAACTAAACCTGAGCCTGTTGATAGTGCTGATAATTATCAGGAAAGACAACAGCAGCGTTATAACGAGCGACAAATCAGAAAATGGAAACGCAGAGAAGCAGGTGCTATGACAGAAGATGAAGCTAGAAAGGCTAAAAATTATCGCAAAAAATGGCAGGAAAAACAGAAAGAATTCATTGAAGAAACTGGAAGGTATAGAAAATATGAACGAGAACAGATTAAAACTGCTAGATAAAAATTACGTTTCATCCGCGTTAGAGATGTAAAATATAAGGAGGAATTATAATGGCTGATGAGAAAAAAGTAGAACAAAAAGAGGTAGAAAGTGTTGAGGAAGCGACAGCTGAAGAAGTCGATAAAACAGAAAAGGAAGATAAAACTCAACAGAAAGAAGTGGATAACACAATTCCATATGACAGATTTCAGCAGGTTATCGAAGAAAAGAATGAGTATAAAAATGAATTAGAAAAGTTAAAGGATAAGCTGGCTGAAATGGAAGACCCAGAAGAATTAAAAAAAGAATATGAGAATAAGTTAGATGAGATTAGTCAAAAGTCAATCAGAAAGCAAAAAGAATTTGCAGTTAAAGAAGCTGCATTAGCTGAAAACGTCAACAAGAAAGCGTTGAATGATTTTGTCCAAGTGGCAGACATCGACAGCTTAGAAGTTGATGATGAAGGCAATGTGCAAGGTGTGAAAGAATTAATTGCAAAAATGAAAGAAGAAAAGGATTACTTTTTCCAAAAAGGTGAAAGTAATAGCAGTAAAACGGCAGGTAGTTTTAATAATGGCAATGATGACACAGGCAATGATAGCAATGAAGATTGGGCCAAAAAAATGGCTGATAAATTTAAATTTTAATCAAAAAAACTATAAAGGAGAGATTTTAAATGGCTAATAGTATTGCACTAGCAAAAAAATATACAACTTTACTTGACGAGGTTTACAAAAGAGGGCTTACATCAGATATTTTAAGCGTACCGCAGGAATTAGTAAGAGATGGCGCAAATGCAGGTGAAGTATTACTTCCTAAAATTGCATTAGATGGTTTAGGAGATTATGACAGAGCAACTGGATACCCTTCTGGTTCTGTTAACTTTAGTTGGGAAACCCACAGCCTAACACAAGATAGAGGTGTTAAGTTCACAATTGATAGACAGGATAATCTGGAAGCGTTAGACAGCGTATTTACATTTGCAGCAGGACAATTTGCTAAACAGGAAGTTGTACCAGAGTTAGATGCTTACAGATACGCACAGTTAGCTTCAAACGCTAATACAGTGGTTAATGCTGATTTAGATAACACAAATACAGTAGAAGCTGTTGAAACAGCTAAAGTGGCGTTAGAAGATGCCGAGGTAAGCAAAGAGGGTATGATTTTATTTATGACACCTCAAGTTTATTCTAATATCCGCAATTCAGATTTATTTGATAGAGATATTATGGATATCGGTGACAGAACATTTGACGCTTACGACGGCATTCCAGTAGTTAAAGTACCGCAAGGCAGATTTTATACTGGAATTACTCTTAACGATGGTTCTAGCACATTTGGATATTCTGCAACCACTGGCGGAACAGAGTATGAACTTAACTTCCTACTTGTGCACCAAGCGGCTGCACTTCCAATTGTAAAACAAAGACAGCTTAAAGTATTTGACCCAGAGACTAACCAAAAAACAGATGGATGGTTAATGGAGTCTAGAGTATATCACGATATTTTTATTCCAGATAACAAGACTGTTGGAATCTATGCTCATACAAAAGCTACAGCTATAGCGTAAGGGTGATAATTAATGAAAATTAGAAGAGGCGGTGTTACACGGCACGTGTCAGAGCGTGCCTTTGACACCAAATTCAAACAGCAGGGATATGAAATTGTAGAGGATTTGGACGCTAAAGAAGAAAATTTTGATGTAAAAGAAATTACAGTTGAAATTGATGGCGAAAAAATAGCAGAAAATATGTTAGATGAATTTCTGCAAGATAAAACAGTAGTTGAATTAAGAGAAATTGCAAAAGAAAAAGAGTTGACTGGTTATTATTCGCTGAAAAAGGATGAGTTAATAGCTGAAATTAAGAAGGTGGAATAAATGGCGTATGCAACATTAACAGAATTAGCAGAT